TGGATACTCCTATGAGTATTTGTTGAGAGAGAATGTTCATGATGGAATATTCATGTACTTAGATCCTCCTTATGATATAAAGGATAATCTTTATGGTAAGAAGGGATCTATGCATAAGAATTTCGATCATGATAAGTTTGCTGAGGATTGTGATGAGCATAATATTCCAATGATGGTTAGTTATAATTCAGATCAGTTGGTAAGAGATAGGTTTAAAGGATGGAATGCTGCTGAGTTTGATCTAACATATACTATGCGTTCTGTAGGTGAGTATATGAGAGATCAGAAGAAAAGGAAGGAATTGATATTGATGAATTATTCTAATGAGTCGGAGGCTATGGCTGCATGACAGATCGTGAAAAATTAGATAAACTTCGTTGGAGGACTAATCAAAAGTCTGAGAACATTGTTTTCTATTCATATAAGATGAGTAATCATGAGCATATAAATGAGCATGAATTTAAACGTCTTAAACATAGTATTGCATCCCTTAGGGAATTTAATAATGAAATATCTGTTTATCTTTTTTGTGACAAGCCTAATCTTGTTCCCGATCATTTTAAGTCTGAGTACTCTGTATTCATAAGACCCTTTATTAAAGGATTTGATCATGATATGTTGAGTGCATGGTCAATTCATCGATGGTATAATCTTAAGTCTTTTGAGAGAAGGGATTGTAATATTCTTTATGTAGATTCAGATACTATTTTTTATGATAATGTTCAGTATCTTTTTGATACTTATTGTTATTATGATGTATATGGTAGAGAAGAATATGGATTTAGATTTGATCCTAATATTGGTGGTGGAAAAAATATAAGAATATCTTTAGATAAAGTTGATCTTGCAATTTATGATCTTGGTGGAAGAGGTGCAATATACAAGTATTGTTGTGGGGTAATGTTACTCAATAATAATGTTCATAATTATATTATTCAGAGTTTAGATGAATTAACGGAGTTGATGAATGACTTTAAAAGAAAGGAACAATTTTATCCTATTCCTAATCCAAGGATTGTGGATCAGTATGCTATTTGGACTATACTCAGCCGTCTTGAAATAATGGGTGGACTATTCGCTTGTCAAGATGTTACAATGGGTTATAAAGAACAGAAACATCAAGAGCATTTCAATCCTGTTGTGCTACACTATACTACGAAAGGAGAGCAAGAACTTGCTAAATCTGATGAGAAGTATAGTGATCTCATTAGAGATGTTGATGTTCTAAGTGAACAAATTGACCCTTATTCTACAGTTTAATTATGCGTTATGATCCTCTAACTCCTCATGATGTAAATGAGGCTTCTAAGGAATTCTTTCCTCTATTTGATATTGTTCATAGAAATATGCCAGAGAATTGTACTGTAGAAGATACTCTGAGAGTAATGGATACAGTATGCAGTCTTGCTCATAAGCGTAGAGATGCAGAAGGCGCTGAGAATTTTCCGGTAGGATTTTCTGCTGTTGTTCGGGATGACTGAATTAAAAGATTGGTTAAATTCTATTAACTTCAATAAGAATAATCTTATTGAGGAAGATCCTTCTGTCATTAAGGATTATGCTCCTTATATTATTAATCGTTGTCTATCAGGTAATCTTGATTGTATAATGTTTGTGAATGAGATGAATAAATACTCTTTCCTTGATAAAGACATGCAATATAGTTTTTATCTAAATACACTTAGGAAAAAGAAGAGATTTTCTCCCTGGCTCCGTAAGGAAAAAGTCACGGATCTCCAAAGTGTTAAACAATACTATGGTTATAGTAATGAGAAAGCGTCTCAAGCACTGAAAATTTTATCAAAAGAACAACTGGAATTTATTAAACAACGACTTGAAACTGGAGGATCGAAATGACTACTGCGGTAGAACCTGAGGTCAAGTGGTCGCAAGACCAAATGGTAGAAGTAACTCTTAATGAACCTGATGACTTTCTGAAAGTACGAGAGACATTAACAAGAATTGGTGTAGCATCTAGAAAAGAAAAGAAACTCTATCAATCTTGCCATATTCTGCATAAGCAAGGTAGATATTATATTGTGCATTTTAAAGAACTATTTGCACTCGATGGTAAACACGCTAATCTTACTTCTAATGATGTTCAGCGTAGGAATCGTATTGCTCGTCTTCTCGCTGATTGGGGTCTCATTAGTGTTGTAAAACCTGATTCTGTTGCTGATGTGGCACCTTTGAATCAAATAAAGGTTCTTGCATATAAAGATAAAGGTCTTTGGGTATTAGAGCAGAAGTATAATATTGGCAAGAAGGGTAAAACTCAAGATGCCGATTAATATTTTTACTTCACTTTATGCTTATTGGATTGTTTGTTATTGTTACCGTATAACCTTAATGGGGTAAACCCTACTGCTCTTTTTTGCAGTCTGTGCTATAAATATAGGTGAACGCCGAAAGGGTTCACAAAACACAAACTCGCTTAGTA